AAGAAGCCTGACGCAAGCAATATCCTCAAGAGCGTAGAAGATGGCATGAATGGGGTTGTTTACCATGACGATTCGCAGATCATAAACATCCACGTTACGAAGGTTTATTCAAGTTTGCCAGGTGTTGATATTTGCGTAAAAGAATGCTTGGACTAAGGGTTTATCCCTATTCAAAACATTCCAAAACAGGAATAACATTTAATTTTTAACAGGAGTGAATCATGGAAAAAACTTGGGAATTTGACACAACAACAGGTGCAGGTAGCGAGATTGTTACTGTCGTTTATGAGTATGAAAACGATGGAGAGACAACCTATAACGAGTCCATCAAAGAGGTTTGGTTTGAGGGCAAAAACGTCATTGGGCTATTCTCTGATGAACAATTCAAAGAATTAGACATTGAGGCTTCTATGCGGTTTCAGAATCACAAACTCAACTACAAGATGGAGGATGTATGACCAAAGAAGAGCGAGAAATCATAGGTCAGGCACATGATTTTCTATGTGCATCCACTTTTTTTAGTGCAGACAATCAAGCCAAAGTCAAAAACACGATTCAAAGCATCAAAGAAATATTGCAAAAGCCCCAAAGCAAATGGGTAGGTCTTACCAATGATGAACTAACAGATTTGTTTTATAACGAAAACTTAGGTCAACAGAGTGCAGTAGGGCAAGCCATTGCATTATTGAGGGAGAGAAATGAGCGATAACAATCCCCATAAGGCGGTGCAATTTCTGATTGACACTGCCCCTCTCTATTCCAAGGCCAAGGCTAGTCGGATGTTTTTGGAGGAGTTTCGCAAGAGTCGCAAGGCTCAGCTCATGAGCCAGGCAGGGACAGAAGTGCTTGGAAAACAGGAAACCTATGCCTATGCTCACCCTGATTACATTCAGATATTGGAAGGCATAAGGGAAGCGGTCGAATTGGAAGAGCGTTATCGTTGGTTAATGACCGCAGCGCAAACACGAATTGAGGTGTACAGAACCGAGCAGTATTCAGCCCGAATGGAAATCAAAGCAACCCAATGAACAATAAGCTGAACGCAAAAGAGAGATTGCACCTAGCAAGGGTTAAAAGTCTCCCGTGTTCAGTATGCGAGGCATCAGGGCCATCAGAAGCTCATCACTTCAAACAGGGTCTCCAGTACACCTGTATAGCCCTATGTGTAGACTGCCACCGGAATCCTGTACTTGGATGGCATGGGCAAAAGAGGGCGTGGTCAATAAGGAAGATGGATCAGATAGAGGCACTCAACGAGACTATTAGGAATCTCATCGAGCATAACCCCTCTAAATCACCATTCTAGAAAACAAAAGATTTACTTTACCAATACGTCAAAGTAAGCAAGCAGCCCAACACATAGGGCAAGACCAATGAAAATGGCAGTAAGAATGTCTTTGTGATTGTCGTTCATGGTTATACCTTATTCCATGCATTCAAAAGATACCTGGTCAACTTCCATTGTCTTGACAACACAGAAGCCAACGATCTCATCAAAGCCATGAGACTTGGCCTGATCCAATGCTTGCCAAGAATAGTCAGCATAGAACCACTCAGCCGTCTTAGCGTCCTTACCTTCAACAATTAAATAAGCCTTCATGTTTACACCCTTAGAGTCACTAGTTCCGCTAGTTCGGTAAAGGAATATTAATTCATTGACAGACAAAAAAAATAGGGATAAACCCTAATAAAGTACAATTAATTTAATTTAATTACTGGAGAGGTTAGAAGCATGGCTAGACCCCCAAAGGCAGATACAGTCCAGTTCCGAAGAAAACTAGACAACCCAAAGCTGCAAATACTTTTATCCGCTGGACAAGGCAACATCAGCCAAGGTTTCGAGAACTTGTTAGCCCTGTACCATCATCTCCACTCTATAGGCTATAGAACAGAAGACCCATTGGATACAATAGGGTTCGTAACTAACCTATCCGAGAGTAAAGGATCAGCCCTTAACAGATGAACCAATAGGGAGGTAAGTAAGGGATAGATAGATGGAAGGAAGGGTAACTGAAATGGAATTGGTGGGAATGGATAGAAGATCAAGTAGTACTGGAAAGCACCACCCAACTCTTTTGCTCTTTCTCCACTTAACATAACAACTTAACATAACGCAAAACTTAGGGTAAACCCCTAGGTAGAAACCCTACCATTAGGTATAAACCCTTAAGGGTAAACCCTGGGTGGATGGGCATACAGTAGGGGGGGGGAGGGGGTAGGTTAGGGGAGAGAAGATTTGAGGTGCACCCTACCCTCAGAAAAAGCCAAAATGGTAATATCGTCAATCACTTCCTAGAAAGGGAAAAAAGTGGAAACATTAAAGAGGGGTCGTGGAAGACCCAAGGGAAGCGTCAAGATGACCATACAGAGGTTTGCTGACAATCCACCCCTTGTACTACCTAAGACAGACCATCAACGTCTGAAGGAGCTTAAAGAGCTGATGATTAGGAGTGGAGGTAAGGATGTGGCTCAGAAGGTTATTGAGATAGCCCTTAATGATGAGCATCCCCATCAATTAGTAGCTTTAAAGATGTGTCTTGATAGGACTCTTCCTGTTTCTTTGTTTGAGAAGGACAAGTCTCAGAGAAGTGCTGTGACCATAAATATCACTGGTTTGGGACAAGAACCATTGATAGTAGACACTGAACAACCTGAAGATGTAGAGGCTAAGTATGGCTGACCTGAACTTTAGTCTCCTTCCTTGGCAACAAGAAGTCTTCAAAGACACGACTCGGTTCAAGGTTGTGGCTGCTGGGCGACGATGTGGAAAGAGTAGGATGGCGGCAGTTACCCTACTGATTGAAGGACTCAAGTGTCCACAAGGCTCTGCGGTTCTCTATGTGAGTCCCACTATGGGACAATCAAGACAGATTATTTGGGACTTACTGCTAGACCTTGGTAGAGAGGTTATTCAGTCCTCCCATGTAAACAACCTAGACATTACCCTGATAAACGGGGCTAGGATATACGTTCGTGGTGCGGATAGACCTGATACCCTTCGTGGCGTTAGTCTGACCTATGCCGTTCTCGATGAGGTTGCCGACATCAAGCCCGAAGCATGGGAACAGGTCATTCGTGCCAGTTTGTCTGATAAACGGGGTAGAGCACTCTTTATCGGCACTCCGAAAGGACGCAACTGGTTCTACGATACCTTCAAACTAGGTGAGTCAGAGGATGACCCTGATTGGAAGTCATGGCACTTCACCACTGCTGATAACCCCTTGATTGACCAAAAAGAGATAGATTCCGCTAAAAAGACCCTGAGTTCCTTCGCTTTTAAGCAAGAGTTTATGGCTTCATTTACCAATGCGGGGTCGGATATCTTTAAGGAAGAGTGGATCAAATACGGGGTAGAGCCTGAACATGGAAGCTATTACATCGCTGTTGACCTTGCGGGATTCGAGGAAGTTGCCAAACAAGCCGCCAATTCTAAGAAGCGTCTGGACGAGTCTGCTATCTCAATCGTTAAGGTCACAGACGATGGGAAGTGGTTTGTTCAGAAGATTGAACACGGAAGATGGGACATCCGTGAGACTGCCTCTAAGATTCTGATAGCCATTAGAGACTACCGCCCTTTATCCGTAGGGATAGAGAGGGGGGCGTTAAAGAACGCTGTTTTGCCGTATCTTAGTGACTTGATGCGAAAGAATAACACCTATGCTCACATCATAGATTTGACCCACGGGAATAGAAAAAAAGCGGACAGAATCATCTGGGCTTTACAAGGTAGGTTCGAGCATGGCAGAATTGTGTTAAATTCGGAAGAAGATTGGGATGAGTTTGTAGACCAGTTAATCCTGTTCCCTGCTCAAGGAGTCCATGATGACTTGCCTGACTCCCTCAGTTACATTGACCAACTGGCTGTTACATCTTACATGGAAGAAGATGATAGTGAGGATTGGCAACCTGTAGATATTATTAGTGGGGTATAAGAATGGATAACCCGATAAGCAATCCTAGACCTGATGGTACAGAAAAAGGACTGGGATTTTTTGGTGCATTGAAAAGACCAGATGGAAAAGTGTCTACAGAAATATCCATTGGGTTGGATGTTGATGGAAAACAAATAAATGTTCCTTTGCTTGTTCCATCGCTTACTTTTGAAGAACTAAACTATTTACTTCAAAGCAATGTTGAGTCAAAAGACTTCCTTAAAAACTTACCGCCTTCTATAATGGACAAAGCCTATAATCACGCAGAACAGCGTATTAAGGCGGGACTGTCACCTTTTGCGTTGCCTAACGAGGTTTTTAAGCCTCCAGTTGCACCAAAAGCACAACAAATGCCTGAAGCTGCAAATTTGAAGTATCAAGACCCTTTTGGCGACACTACAAGGTAATATTATGGAATTCCAAGAACCTAGCGACTCAGACAAAGAGATAGTTAACTTTGTTGTCAACCATTGTGATAGATGGAGGGATTGGAGAGATGTCAATTGCCTTGATGATTGGCTAGAGTACGAACGCATCTTCAATGGTGAATGGGATGCCCAAGATAAGACCCGTGAGTCCGAGCGTAGCCGTATCGTTACCCCCGCTACCCAACAAGCCGTAGAGACACGCCATGCCGAGATCATGGAAGCTATCTTTGGTCAGGGCGAGTTCTTTGACATTCAAGACGATATTCGTGATGTCAATGGTAGCCCCCTAGATGTCGCTGCCATCAAAGCACAACTGATGGAAGACTTCAAAGTCGATAAGATTCGCAAGTCTATTGACCAGATTGAGCTGTTGGCAGAAATCTATGGTACGGGCATCGGTGAGATTGTTGTAAAAACAGAGAAAGTCTTTGTTCCCGCTACTCAGGCAATACCTGGTCAAATGGGACAAGCCGCTATCGGAGTGGTAGAACAAGACCGCATCGCAGTCAAGATTGTTCCTGTTAACCCCCGTAACTTCTTGTTTGATCCCAATGGAACATCCATTGATGACTGTATGGGTGTGGCTATTGAGAAGTATGTCTCCATCCACAAGATCGTTAAAGGTCAAGAAGAAGGCATCTACCGCAAGGTAAAGGTCGGTACTGACTCTATGGATACAGACTTAGAGCCTACCCAAGAGGTTTCTCAGTACGAAGATGACAAAGTAAAACTTCTGACTTACTATGGACTCGTTCCCCGTGAGTACTTAGAACAGTTGGAAAACGAAGAGGGTGAAGTAGAGGATTTCTTTCCTGATGACACCATCCAAGACGAATATTCCGATTTGGTCGAAGCAATTGTCGTGATTGCCAATGATGGAACGCTTCTCAAAGCAGAAGCCAATCCATACATGATGAAGGATAGACCGATTCTTGCTTATCAGGACGATACAGTTCCTAATCGCTTGTTGGGTCGTGGTACTGTTGAGAAGGCTTACAACTCGCAAAAAGCTATAGATGCCCAAGTTCGTTCACACTTAGATTCACTAGCTTTGACAACTAGCCCAATGATGGCTATGGATGCCACAAGACTCCCAAGGGGTGCTAAGTTTGAAGTAAAGCCAGGCAAGGCAATCCTGACAAACGGCAATCCCAATGAGATTCTGTTCCCATTCAAGTTTGGCAATACTGATGGTTCTAACCTGACAACTGCCAAAGAGTTTGAACGTATGCTTTTGATGGCAACAGGCACTTTAGACTCACAGGGAATGGTTACTGCGGTCTCCAGAGATGCGGGTCAGGGCGGTATTTCAATGGCTACTGCCTCGATTATCAAGAAATACAAGCGTACCTTGGTGAACTTCCAAGAGGATTTTATGATCCCCTTCATCACCAAAGCCGCTTACCGCTATATGCAGTTCGATCCAGAGCGTTATCCTACTGTGGACATGAAGTTCATTCCTACGGCAGCACTCGGTATTATTGCTAGAGAGCATGAGCAACAGCAGTTCATTGCGCTACTCCAGACTCTTGGCCCTAATACTCCTGTTTTGCCTATCATTTTGAAGGGCATCATGGCTAATTCTTCTCTGTCAAACAGATTTGAGTTGATCGAGATGCTAGACAAGATGGCTACTGCTGATCCACAGGCTCAACAAGCGGCTCAGATGCAACAACAATTGGCTATGCAACTGGCTCAAGCACAGATTGCTGTCCAAACTACACAAGCAGAGCAGAATAAGGCTGAAGCGCAAAAGTTATTGACTGAAGCGCAATTGATGCCTATTGAGTTGCAAGCAAAGAGTAT